AGAAGGATTACGTCAATACAATACCGTAGGAACTACGGAAATTTACGCCTGTGGAGTTAATGAGGGGCAGGTATGCTCTTCAGCCCAGGAAGCTTGTGGATCTTTAGTCCACAAGTAGTTCACATTTTTAACTATTTAGGGAGAATTTATTTTGCCAACCTATACGTTTGTTGATACTTTAACTGATCGAGTTTTTGATGTATTCTTGAAAATTTCTGAACTAGATGATTTCAAGATTAACTATCCCAACTATAAACAGATCATCCAAGCCCCTAGTATTGTTTCTGGAATTTCTTGTTCTAAAAACAATCGAGTTCCAGATGGATTCAAAGATGTTCTAAAGAAAGTTGCGGATGCTCATCCTGCCAGTACATTAGCTGATAGAGTTGGACAGAAAAGTATTAAACAAGTAAAAACCGAAACTGTTGTCAACAACTACTACAAAAAGTCTCAACAAAAATATACTAATACCATCAAATGAAAAATTTTCAGAAAATTGATTTAGAACTATTAAATTATGATTTAGTTGCTGAAACCACTGAATCCGGCAGAACTTATCTAACTCCAGCAGGTAATAGATATCCATCAGTAACTACAGTTCTGGGATCATTAAATAAACAAGCTATTCAGGCTTGGAGAGATAAAATTGGACATGATCAAGCACAAAAGATTTCTAATTTAGCTGCTACTAGAGGAACTAAATTACACGCTATTTGTGAATCCTATGTCAGCAATCAATTATCAGATTTGAAATATAGAACATTAATGCCCAATATCAAGGAATTGTTTTCTCAATTGAAACCGATTCTTGATGAAAATTTAGGTAACATCTATGCTATTGAACAAGCACTTTATTCAGATGAATTAAAAGTTGCTGGTCGAGTAGATTTAATTGCTGAATGGAATGGTATTTTATCTATTATTGATTTCAAAACATCTTCAAAACCAAAACGGGAGAATTGGATTGAAAATTATTTTCTTCAATGCACCACCTATGCTATTGCAGTAAATGAACGAGCAAATATATTCCCCGAACAAATTGTGGTTGCTATTGCTGTAGAAGGCAATGATCCACAGATTTTTGTCAAGGAAACCAAAAATTATCTTGACAGAACCCGCGAAGTGATGTATAATTATCAGAGAAATCTAAAATGAAAGTTAATATTGGACCATTCAAGAAAAATAAAAATCGTAAAGTAAAAGTTAAGATCCATGATTACGATACCTGGAATGCCGATGAAACATTGATTTATATAGCTAATACCATACGACATTGGTAGCTAAATACTTTAACCGTTACCCTTAAAAAGTAACAAAAGGAGTTGTTGATTATCCTGCGTAGTAAATCAATCATCATGAAAAGTTTAGTGATTTTCTGAAAATCATTATCGGCAGTTCGTGTCGATTGGTCAAATGTTTGACCCAATGGGATGTCCCATAAAGAACAAACTAAACCAAAAAATGAGGAATAGATATGTTTGATATTAAGAAGCTTGCACTAATTTCTGGTGTTCTTTTACCTTCACTAGCTGCTGCTAATATTGTTGGTGGCATTTCGTATAAAGCTTATATTGGTAGTAATGAAACTCCAGATGCTTCAGCTTATGAAGTATCACTTGGAACTAGTATTATGGAAAATCTGGCTGTTGATTTACGAACAGAATTCATGGATGTAAATGATAGTTCTGTAAATGGTAATCGTTTAGAAGCTGGATTAACTCCATCTTATCAATTTACCAGTTATCCAGTTGGTGTTTATGGTCGTCTAGCATTAGGTAATCAATGGTTTTCTGGTAATAGTCTACTAAAGGATAGCGAATCCTTTGGTTATGGTTCTATTGAACCTGGGGTTTTCTATACACCTTGGAAGAACAACATTACTGGTGCTACTCTTGGTTATCGTTATCGTGGTGCCTTTGATGATCAACCGTTCTACAATACCAATGCTTTAGTTATGAAGGGTCAATATCAAATCGATAATCACAATAGCGTTAATCTTGGTTATGAATACATTGCCAGCACTGATGACGCAGAAATTGCATCTAATGTAATTACTGTAGGTTACAACGCTCGGTTCTGATAGCTGTTGGGGGCGAAAGCCCCCTTTTCTTAAACTTTTAACCCTTTCCAATATGTCTAAGAAAATTCCTTAGATAATCAAATACGACACTGCAAAAAGTCTTATCTGATAGGAAAACCGGAATTCTGTTATTTTTGAATTCCGTTCTAACTAAAGGAGAAAACTAAATGCTCATTCGGAGTATAGTTTTATCACTTGCATTATTTTCACCTGAAGGTTTTGCAAAAATCAATAAAAATCCTAATCAACAAGTGCAATGTTTAGCTACGGCAATTTATTATGAAGCCAGAGGTGAACCCGATTTAGGTAAAAAATCTGTTGGACATGTAATTATGAATCGGACAAAATCAGGAAAATATCCAAATGATGTTTGTTCCGTCATCTTACAGAAAAAGCAGTTTTCTTTCGTAAAAAATCGAAAAAACCTCTTGACCCCACCTAACAACCCAGCTTATAATAAGATCTTAGTAATGGCAGAGGAGATATTTCACAACCACGAAGTTCTAGTAGATCCCACAAATAATGCTCTATATTTCCATGCGAATTATGTTCGTCCTAATTGGAAAAAACAAATAAAATTCAAAATCGGCAATCACGTTTTCAAATGAGGTTTATTATGGCAATTCAACAATTTTCAATCAATACCATCTCTAATCCAGTTGATCGCGAAAAGCTACTAGGTGTTATTCGAGAATGTTCTAATTCCCTAGTGAAGATTCAAGGTGAACGAGAATATATTCGGGAGGCAACAGCAGAAATTTCTACGGATCTTAATATCCCTAAGCGATTGGTTAGCAAAATGATTCGGGTATATTGGAAACAGAACTTTGATGAAGAAGTAGCTGTTTCTGAACAATTTCAAGAACTTTATGAATCGGTGGTAAAATAATATGTCTATTCATTTCACTCTAACTTCTGAACATTCATATGATAATACCAAAATTACTTATGAATTTGATCAAGAATATCTACCATTAATTCTGGAACAAATGGAACAATTTCTCAGAGGAGTTGGTTTTGTTATTGATGGTCAACTAATGATTGTTAATGAAGAAACTCCAGAAAAGATTGACAACAGTTTTCCAGTGATGTAAAATGGCTACACCAGAAGAAAAAAAGAAGTTCGCTTATCAGATTGATTTATATGCTGCATCTAGTGGACTTTCTTATCTAGAATCCATCGTTGAATATTGTGCGTCTATTGATATGGAAATAGAACTAGCTGCTTCATTAATCAACAATAATCTTAAAGAGAAAATTGAATGGGAAGCAACGGAATCTAGACAAATTAAAAATGTAATTTCATCCTTGCCATTGTGACTGCATTAGAATCTTATACCTTATACAGAACATTATACTTACATTTTACAACTGATAACTATGATTTCATCAAATATAATGGTAAAATTAATGTTTCATTGGAAAATTTCCAGAAACGCAAAGACCAATATAATTTTGTGAAATTAGCTAAAATCTATACTAATATCCAAGATATATCTTTGTTTTATATTGCAAATATTGTAGAAAATAATGCTGAATGGTCCAATTCTTTACTAGAAGATAAAGCTAAACAACATTACAATAAACACAAGAAAACATTACAAAGTATGTCTTATGTTTTTCAAAATGAATGTGAATGGTTATTTGAAGATTCTAAAGATGTCAATGAAATTTTAATTACTTCGGGAGGACATTATCCAAAATTATTGAAACATTATTTAAGATCAAAAATTCAATTGGAAACCTTGTGTATTCTGAATCTTCTATTGGATTTCTTACCTAGTTGGACAAAGAACATTGCTGATGATATATTATGGCCAACTATAGAAAGAAGAATCAGGAAATTTACTTGCTTTCTTCCGAAAGATGTAGTAAAATATCAAGTGTTGCTGGATACTGTACTAAATAAAGAACTGTAGAAAGCAGCATATACAATCATACTATTCATACAAACATACAAAATAGGTAATATAAAGAAATGAGTTCATTTGCAAATCTAAAACGTAATGCTAACAATTTTGAGAAACTGACACAAGCCATGCAACAGATCAATCAACCGGATAATGGATTTGGTAAGGAAGATACGCGACTTTGGTATCCGAATGTTGATAAGAGCGGCAATGGTTTTTCTGTCATTCGGTTTCTTCCACCACCTCCTCAAGATGG